AGTGACCCCTTCCCACCCTTCGATGAGTCGTTGATCAACTCCGCATTCTGGAGTCTCAGGGCTTCCCCATCGGCCAACTCCAAGGGGTTCTTGACGAGATTGACCCCTTCGCCGCCAAAGTTGTAGTTACTGACTGTGCCTGCCATGTTATGTCCAGAAGAATCGCACGCCGGTTAGTTCCGCACTCACCGTAAGCACGAAGGTCGTTGTTGGGGTGCCCAGAGTGATGGTAAAGGGCTCTAGGGGGCTGAGGAGAACTCCCGCATCCCCTGTTACGCCTTTCAACGTCACCGTGATGACGTTCCCCACGGGTAACGTAATTGTTACCGCCTTGGGAACCGATCCACCCGTAGGAGGGGTGATGGTGTTCGCACCACTCGCCAATGTCTTGAACTCCACCACCCCGGGGGAGTTAAGGTTCTCTGTCGCGTCGATGATCTCCGTGCCCACCACATCACCCGCGTAAGTGAGAGTGGTTCGTCGTGTAACGCTTACTGACATGTGTTAGTTCCATCCGTCGAAGATACCTTCGACCACTTCAGGTTCTTGGGTTTGGCGCGGAGCCATCCGCACCAAGATATTCTGCTTCTCTGTGCCATAGACCGCTAGCCAGTTTGGGTCTGGACTTCGATCCTCCCGCTCCTTGGCGCGGGCGTAGGCGATGATCCACGCGATGATTGCTTGGTCACTCTCGCCGGGGATGGGATTGGTCCCGTTCAATGCCACGTTAGGAATCGTCGGCACATAGACGAAACGAACAGGGAATGCCCCGCTCATCGTTGGCCCAATCATCACGACAGGGGCGTTGATCGGTGGACCCTCATTGATGAGGCAATAACAAATCCACCGTCCGTTCGTAGGACTGAACGAAGGAATCATCCTCGCGTTGATGAAGTCGTCCGAGTTGTAGTCCCTTGGACGAAATAGGGAGTAGGGGCTCTGATTGATAGCCCCGGACACCGTGCTCGTCGGTTCGATGAGATGCACTCGAAAGCAATCCATCGGGACACCGGAGAGCCTGTCACTGTTCGCTGCAACAGACACGTCTGTGGTGTTGATCTTCAGGTAGTGCTCTTGATTCAGATCAATGATCGCCCCCCAGAAGTCCTTGAACCCCTTGTTGGCGATATCCACCAACTCTTGATCCGTCCAGAAGGACGGCACGAGTTCCTTGAGCGTGATTCTTGCTTGCCTCACTAAGGAGGAAATATCCGTTGCCATACACCTGACTCTCTTTAGTTTGTGATTTATGTAACCCGAACCGGCCCGGAGCCCGCACCCGCTGCCGCCTCAATAGGCTCTGTGCCTGCGACTCCGGTGTAGACAATGAGAATCTTGCGGGTTGCGTTTACGGCCATCTTGAGGTCCTTCTATGGGTTAGTGTAGCTGAAAGGCGACACTGCCGTCAAATGAGGACAATATCGCCTTTCTAGGGGTTACGGCAGCACTTCGACCAACAGCATCGAACTGGTGGCGCTGTTGTGCTGGACACTCGTGATGCCACTACCAGAAAAGATACTGCAGTTAAACTCCGTGAAATAGGTGAGCGGCTGTGTAGTCGCCGGAGCATTAAGAAACGCGAGGCTTGAGCCACCGACATTGTTTTCCGCCACAGAGGCGTCCGTCATACCGAATGCCGTTTCGATATACGCTAAAACAACGGCCTGAACAGCTTCGACCAAGCGCAACGCCCCGTAGCAGTCGCCGTTCTTTCGCAATCCATTCTGGAACACTACGACCAAAATCTTATTGGCCGCATCTGTGGGCGTGATAGTCGCAGTGAGTCCTGTCGGTGCATACTGATTTGACGAGCTGTCTACGTTCTCATCGTAGTTCGCGACGACAATCTGCACGATTTTGCTGCAGCCAGCAAGTTGACCAACGACATCGAAAATTCCGGGTGTAGGCATGTGAAGTTCTCCTAATGAAATTACGTGGTTATCTCAGTCACCTGTAATACACTGGTTCCTGAGGAGCGAACAGCGGACACTGCCCCGGTATAGTCCCCGAGGGGTCCATCATACATTGTGTTTGTTGCAAGACGAACTGAAAAAGATGTTGGAGAACATACTGGTCCGAACATGATAAATACTTGACTAGCGGCATCGTTATAGATGATAAGTCGTCTACGATTAAGATTTATAGGTAAAATCACCTGGGACACAGCAGTGATTGTTGGACCCGTATGTGTTGAATTTGCTGGTCTGAATACCGGGGTAACAATAACCGGATTTGTTTCCGTGACCGGGAGGGGAGATAGAACAGGAGCGTAAGGCATAATTATACCGTCAGTTCTGTTACTCGCAGCACAGCCGTAATCGCAACGGTGATGCCGTCGATAGCCCCTGTATAGCCAAAAGGCACTTCATAGTAGCCACCAATCGCTATCTGAACCGAATAGCTCGTCAAAGATGCTGTAGCGCCGAGCTTCACATAGGCAATCGCGCCAGATTCATTATAGAGCGTCGCTCCAAGCCGGGCAGCGTTAGCTGCCAAAATACTCGTGCTCGACGTCAACACGGAGACTGTGGATTGCGCTGGGGTCGCTGCCTTGACTTCTTTCACAGGCACAACAGCAGCACGAAGCTGGGCATCCGTAAGTGGACCAACAACCGCATGCCAACTTCCAACTATTGCATTGCTGGAGTAGATAGACACGGCTGCGGTGCCAGACGTAAGTGTCGTCGAAAACACTCGTATTTGGCTCCCGCTTCTAATGACAAACTGCCCAATCTCTCCATTCGCTAACGTAGACTGTAGCGCCCCTGTTGCTTGGTTCACCGCGAGAATAGGCGTCCAGCTCCCTACCCCTAGTTCGTTATTCTGGAACGTTAATGTTCCGCCATATGTTCCGGATATTTCAATAATAACTTCTGTTGTAGAACCAAAATTCGCGCTATTCACAGTTACCGCTTGACCCGGAGCTGTGAGCGTTCCTGTTGTTGCTGTTGGTCCTCGCCCGGTTACTTTGAGTGGGTTGTCGTTATCTCCCTGAACGGTGCCCGTGATGTCTCGGAGGTTTACGTGCTGAGCCCGAGTATTGGTCATGGCGGCCATGCCAATACGGGACGAACCTCCTGTTCCGGGGGGCACCGCATCGTAAACTACGAACCCTGTCGGTCGATGGATATTCTCTCCAACGGGAGTGCCAGATACCGGAGCAGAGCTATCTACTAACTGTCCGTTAGGAACGGCTCCACTATTCAAGAAGGTTTGGAGCCTGAAGACTGCTTGTGCAGACGCTCCGTTCTCATACTCTACGCGAAGATACCGGGCCTTTGGTTCGGTATATATCACACGAAATGTTGAAGCCGGAATCGCGTGAGCGTGCGTGAGAGAGAAACTTACGTTATCAGAGGACCAATAAAGCAAGATTCCGCTACTGCTACTCGCAACATCTGAGAAAACATTGATAGCAATGTAGGTATAGTTCAGCACATCAACAGATGTGCCAGTAAAGGTTCCACTAGAACCCAAGGGTGTAGTAGAGGAGTTTCCCGGAGACAGCGCGCCTAAGGTCGCGAAGTTGCCCGATACAGGCACGGGAGTCGCCCGCAGCTCCGCATCCGTGAGCCAGTCGCCGGATACCGGCACCGCGCTCGCTCGCAACTGGGCATCCGTGAGCGGACCGACAACACGAAACGCGTTATTCGGATCATCCCACACGTCGAACAGAATGGTGTCGATCCCACGAAGATGCGCGTTGACTGTGCCGGGGTTATCCCCGAGCACCGCCGCATCCGCAATACTGCCCTGCGTGACATCCGCACCATCCGCAATGGTTGCTGGCCCACCCCCGCTCCCGCCACTAGAGCACACCTGTTTCTCCCACATGAGGGTAGAGGTATTCCAGCAGTAGTTGAAGTTGGTCCCTGCGTGTAGCTCAGGCCATGTTGAGTTCGCCACGTATTACACCTGTTTCTTGAGAGCGAGCAATAGCTCTTTGAATGCCTCAGTAACCGCAAGGGCCACTGCAGCTTTCGTGCGGAAGACCCCTACTTTCTTCTCTAATACACGAGTTACGAGTGATGTGATCAGATCCCGCTCCTCTTGTTTCCCCGGAGCCCATGAGAGAACTTGTCCGGTAGGAATGTGGACAACCTGAATCTCAAAATCAGATTTCGGAGGGGGAGGTGCCCCCGGTAACGGCATTTCGGGTCGCATTACTGGAGACTCGCGCCAGCCAAGTAGCTGATGACTGCACCGAGTTTCTCATACGCTTCGATGTGAACCTTCGCCGCTGGTCCTGCTGTGCCTGCGATATCGAGGTTCATGCCAACCGTGAGAGGCACACCCTTTGGGCCGAAGTCCAATACGAGTGCCGTGGACTGATTCGCAGGAATAGTGCCTATGGCTATAGGAGTGCCTGCATCATCTTGAAAGGTCACAAGCTGCGCCGCTGCGACCACGGGGTTATAGCTGATTTTCTGGATCCAGAGTTGATGACTCGCAGACTTCACCACAACTACGTTATCCAACCCGCCCGACGCGGCTAGTAGATTGACATCCGAGGTTTTGTCCGTGTAGAGATCCTTGTAGTTCTTGTAATCGCCTGCTGCCATGTTCCTTGTCCTTATCTAAATTTTGCCGAGTAAAGCAACGCCCGGTCCACCGTCTCGATCCCATACATCCGATGATGCGGTTTGAGGATAGGTTTCGGTTGCCGTGGTGCTGTGGTTAATGCCGAGTGGCTCAGGCTGTTCACCACAATGCCAGCCTCACGCGCCTGATCAACCCAAAATTGCCCGCTGCTGATCTGGTGGGTGTAGAGACTACTCCCCATCCGCCAACCATACAGGTCAATCTGTTCGAACTTTTCGTAAATCGCTAGGGCCAACATCCAATCCAGTGAACTACTGAATAGCCGCTCCCCATTGAAGTGCCTCTGCACCTCAGTCAACGGATACGCGATGCTTGCCGGAATCTCAGGCCAAGGTGCCCAGAGGTAAACAGGTTTTGTCTGTTCGCACAACCAGCTATACATGCTGTTCTTGCGCTCTTGGATGTGCGGAATGTGATGAAGGTCGAACCAACGGGTCCACCCCTCAAACCTTAGAGGCACCGCACCCCTCCCGATGATGAGGTTGTTCAATCCCCACCGCTCTGCCCCTTCAGGGAGAGAGGGAGTGGGCTCGTTCGCTGGAGCCCCTCCCATGATCTGCACTATCCGCATTATGTGACAGTGAAGGTAATTGAACCCGCCTGTGCGCCACGACCAGTGATGAACCAACTGGTTCCGTCCGACCACAGTTCGATGTAGTCGCCAATCGTTTCAGCCGTTGCGACGAAGTTGATGGAGTCCTGCGCTGCCGCGAGAACCTCCGTGCTGTTCACATCCGCCCCACCTTGGAAGAGGTTCGCTCCACCGTTGGTCACAACAGTGAAGTTCGTTGTGGCAAATGCCGCAGCCGTCGTAAACCGATATCGCAGTCCCGCAGCCGGAAGAGGTAGCGTGATCGCAAACCCTGCCGCCGCGTTGAGGAACACGTCGATGCCGCTCTGGAGTGCCGTCAGCGCAAACGCGGCTGTCGGAGTAATCGAATCCAACACTCCCGTGCTCACCACACGAACCAAACCCGCTGTGCGGTCGTAGAACTTGAGATTGTCATCGTCGGAGTCCACAATGATACCCGCGACGTTGCCCGCTGAATCAACAGTAATCGGGCTGAGGAGATACGCGGCACCAGCCGGAACTCGCTCAATATACTTAAATGCCATAGGAGACTGCTTTCTGAAAGAGAAAGGAGGGGCTAGGCTCCTGCCTGCCCCCCACTAATTAACGCTTAGAACTGAGTTGTGCCGATGATCACGAAGCCGTCAGCGGAGTTCGCTGCGGTCGGATCGGTCGAACCAACCGCTGTGGTCGTCGCCTTGAGGACAACACCAGCCGCCATTGGAAGACCCTGAGGGAAGAACGCGTTCGCGGAGTCAACCGCAAGCATCTGCGGAAGAACCACACGCAGATCCGTCGCAACGCCCGTGTCGTCCGCAGCGTCGTCAATGACCTGAATGTAGCTCGCTGTCGCGGAGTTCCGCTTGAGCGAGAAGATGCCGAAGAGGACGCAAGGAACGTCCGACGCGATCAGACCGCTCGCCGCAACAATGAGTTCGGCTGTGTAGGGCACGAACAGGATGTTCGGGTTGCCCTTGGTCTGCGAGAGATGAGCCTTGAGCGCATCCCACTGATTCCGCTGAATCTGGGGAATGCCTTCCGCGCCAACCTGACGCGCGAGAGCGATCTTAACTTCCTGCCAAGCAAGATTCGCGTTTACAAGAGTGATAGCCATGTGTGTGAGCCTCGCCGGATCCCGTAACGGCCCGTGCCGTGCTCCCGAGTCCGATCATCCAGAGGTTATTGAGCATCTGTCAAAACGACCCGCTGCTCAGCTTGCGGTTGAGGTGTTGCAGCGACTCCATGATAGTCACTCGCACGCTTGTTGCGCTGTCCTGTGCGCGCTTTCATCGAACGATACGCATCTCGCCCCATGTGGTAGAACTTGTCCCTAAGTGCCGACCGCTCCATCTTCTCGACGGCACGCTCTTGCGCTTCTACAGCCTTCCATGCAGCATCAGGGTCTTCTGTGGCTGTCGCCTTGGTCAGTGCCCACGAATCTCTCGCTCGTAGATTCGACAATAACGAATCAAGGTTCAACTGAGTGAACGTTCTCCCCGCTCCTGTCTTCCACTTCAACGGCGCAATAGGAATCAACCTGTGTCGAACACAGAAGGTCGTATCGAGGCTCTTGTTCTCGTGGAGAATCACGTCCTCGCTAACCTGTGTGAGCGACCGTCGCCGCGTAAGCAAATACTGAGCCTTCATCTGACTCGGTATGATCACCAACTGATGATCAAAGTCATACAGCCCTTGCAACCACCATTCCGGAGGCTGCTCCATGTGGAAGGGGTTGATATCACCGTTCCAATTGACTGCCATTATCGTGGGTCAAATGGAGTCGTCTGGGTGTTGATCGCCGCGTCACTCGCGCGAGGAATCACTTTACCCCTCACCTGAATCGTCGCATTGGGATCCTGAAGGACATCCTCAAGAGGCGTCCGTGTCAGCTTATCCGACTGCTCCAGAAACGAGCAATCATGCCACGAATGCTTCCGGCCCTTCTCCTTCGCCGGATTGTAGACCACGCCGATCAGGCTCTTGAAGTCACTGGGGTCAATCGCGTCTTCACTCCCCATGACCACGTTCTGATTCAACGCATACGGCAGAACGATCTTCGGAACCATGTTCGTGACGCCTTCGATACGCTCACCCTTCGCCGTATAGTTCGGCGCCAACTCCATGTCCTGTCCATCAAACCTGATATTCAGCGGCCGGCTAGTCCGGTTCACCATCTCGATCATCTCTTGAAAAATACCCATTGTTCAACCCTCCTGAGGTTGTGTGTTGTTACACGCCAAAAGGCCCAGTAGGATTTCTCCCACTGAGCCATTTGACCTTGAATTACTCCGCTCTGACAACCACGAGTGTCTGACCCGTGACGCCATCCCACCGCGCGTTGTATCCGGGGTTCGTGCAGAAATACTGCTTCCACGAATACCACCAAGCTTCGAACGCGTGACGAGCAGTGTTGCCGCTGCCATCCCGACGCCAGATGCTTCCGTCGCGGTCCTCAAACTTGCCTTCCTCAGCGACATACTTCTTGAAGCCGCTCTTCGCGGTATCGAGGAAATACACCTGAGCAAGACCAACCGACCGAATCGCCTTGACTGGAATCTCACCAAGAGTCAGGTCGCCCTGCTTCATGGCAACAGTCCCACCGTCCGGACGCAGGAGGCTCGCACCGTTGTAGCGGCGATCCGCATTCAACAGCTTGATATACTCACGCCGAACTGAGTGATGCATGACCATCACGTCAATCTCGCCACCAAGCTTCTGGTTCACAACGTCGCAGGTTCTCTGTGCGAGATCCAGCGAGAACGCACCAGCCGCAGCCACAACGTAGCTCTTGAGTGACGGCGCATCCGTCCTCAGGATCCCGAAGTAGTTGTCACGGTTCGTTCCGTCGTCAATCAGCGCCGGCAGACCCCAGAACGCAGCCTCATACGACGTATCGAGCACCGAAGTGACCGACGCGTTCGCAGCCTGCACCAAGTAGTCATTATCCGCCCAAGCCGCGTCAATCGCCGCAGCAGAGGTGAAGTCCGAACCGTCCTGATTGACGGCCTGAACCTGTGCGATACCCGCACGAAGCTGACCAGTGGCCGGGTTCACCGCACCGATGAACATGTCCTTCTGGATGAAGCGATTACCGAACGCAGTTCCCGGAATGTTCGCGGGAGAGTCCACGTCCACATCGGTTGTCGTGCCGGGGTCATCGCTCAGAAGAGCCAACACGCCTCGACCATCGGCCGAAATCGCATACTCTTCACGATACGCAATGTCATCAACCAGTCGGGTCTTCTCGTCGCTCATCGCATTCGCATACGACGCTTCCGACCGCTGATAGAACTCCATCGCTTCCGCCGTCATATACAGCCGCGCCATCATCTTGCGGATGTCGATACGGCCCTTGACGTGACGCTGTGCGCCAGCCGCCGCGAACGCCGCGCCTTCGCGCGTGAACATGGGGCTAACGTTACGCCCAGTGTGGTGAGCCCAAATGTGCCCACCGCCACCGAGGTAATCGGCGTCTGTCGTTTCGTTCTCGAAGAATTCCTTCAGCGGGAACTTGTTGTTCACGCCTTCGGAAACGCCCTTCTCAAACACGTCCTTCTCCAACCCGGAGAGAACGGTAGTGTCAACACCTACGTGCATGACGCCATCGGGCGACTGCATGTAGACGCCGAGAAATCCAAATCGAAACATACCTGTCATACTTCGTTTCCTTCGCGCTTATTCGCTGCTTGCGTTACGCGCGTCTAGCAACGCCTGTTTGAAGGCGTCCTTGTTGTTGTAGTCAATCTTCGCGGGAGCCTGCGTCATTGACTGACGCGTCCTCTCGCCTCTCGGAACCGGACGTGAATTGCGATTGACAACGCTCGAAGTCGCTTGCCGTCTCGCGGGCACATAGAAGTCCTCAAGGAACGCCTTGGAGAATTCCTTGATCAACGTCTTATCGCCACGCTCGTGTCGTGCGATGAAGTCGTTGCTAGGATCCCCGCCCTGCTTCCTCACCTGTAACGCAGCGAACGCCTCTTCGCGATACGCGCTCTGAAGCCGCCTCTGCTGAGTGGGGGTCAGCTTGTCAACGTTCATGCCTGTCGCAACCTCTGATTCAAGGTCGTTCAGCATAGTCGTCGCGTGCCGTTCCCAACTCGCTTGCGTGGTTGCTCGCGCACCCTGTGCTGCCTCTAGCACTTCTGCAAGCTGTTCCTCAGTCAGGTTCTCCAGCATCTTGATGCCGGGAACTGCTTTGTAAAGCGCCTGCCGAATCGCGTCTGCATCGGCTTCCTCAGCCGTTGGCGTTTCAAGACCGCTGAGAGCACGAACTCGACCCTGCTCTTTCGCGAGTGCTGTTTCCGCCGCTACTGCTCGCTGTTCTGCCGCTGTCAATTTGCCAGTAAACTGCTGGCTCTGCTCGTTGAACCGAGTGCGGGGCATCCAGTCCGACCTATCCTCTTTGAAAGAGAAGGTCTTTCCATCATTCCCCTGACCACCACTATTCGCTACTCCCTTATCGGCGGGAGCGCCGTTTTGCGAACCGTTCTGGTTTCCCTGTCCACCGTCCGAGTTGCCGTCACCCGTTCCACCCGCCCCGGTGCCTTCATCCGGAAAACCCAACGGAAGTAGAACCATTCCAACATACCCGGTCTTTGTGCTCATCGCGTTCGTCATTCACTTAACCCTTTTTTACGTGGTCTGGTTCCACGCTGAAGTTGACTAGATTGTCACGAAGTGTGCCCTCTGATTATCTCGCACTTGGCACACTGTTTGCAAGCACGAGAATTTTGGGGTGGTTGGTGGGGATCGAACCCACGCATCCAAGGTCCACAACCGAGTGCCTTACCACTTGGCTACAACCACCATAATTGGCGCGGGGAGGAGGGTTCGAACCCCCGACCCCCTGATTACAAATCAGAAGCTCTACCTACTGAGCTATCCCCGCTTGATCAACCGCCGATAAAATACCATGAAGATGCTGACCCAAATCAGCGCCCGCACCGTTTCCACCGCAAGGCCCACCGTTGTGAGCCCCACGTAGAACAGCACCACCCCCTGAATCTCAGAGGGTGTCATTATTGCGCACCCTGACGCTTCGCTGTATGATCGCCCGCATTCTGTGCCCCACCGGACTCCCCGTTGGAGTTGCTCATGGCCTTACCCGCCCCACCCGGCTTCTGTGGCGGCTGTGGCCCCTGCTGTGCCATCATCTGCATCTGAATGGCTGCATCCATCTCCTGCAACGCGGCGACGAGTAGCTGCTCCAGTGCGGGATTCTCCGTGAGGAGTTGAATCACGCTATCCCCGTTTGCCCACTTCAGGAATTCCTGCTTGTGGATAATCGGGTTATACCAAGGCTTCCACGCCAGCGGCGTGAACTGGTTCAACGGTGGAGGAGGCGGAATAGCCGCCTGCATCTGCTGTTGTTCCATACCGATGTCTGGAGTCACCGGCCCATCCGTTCCCTCAACAGGGGGTGGAGGAATCGGTGCGGGTATCTGCGCTACCGTCTGCTGATATTGCCCCATCGCTTGCTGCGCTTGGGTGAAACTCTGCTGCTGTGCCTCCGGGTTCTTCGCCCATTCCTCAAATGCCTGCTGCTTCCTCAACGCCGCCTGCATGTGGATATCCAACGCTGGACTTAACCCCGTCTGTCCGAATAACCTGAACACCTCATACTTCTGGTCGGGATCCGTAGGGTCAATGAATCCCAACGAATTCAGATGCTCGACTGCTGCTCTAATCCCAAGAGTCGTCTTGGGCGTATTGCTCCCGTCCTCCACGACAACACCGAAGCTGCCTTGAAGGTCGGCGTTCTTGAACATCTGGTGCGTCCACTTCCTTGCGGGAGATAGCACACTTTGTGTTCGCTCATCTGGACCAAATTCTCTTTCGAGTTCCAACGCGAACTTGAACCAGTCGCGATAGAGATTCCCTCGCGATTGAAACGCCGAACTGAACCGACTCTGGCCCCTCTCAACCATAAGCTGAAGGCCGCTGAACGAATCGACTCCACCGGGCTTTTCACCCTTGAGAATATCGTATGTGCCAAGTCCATCTTCAATATCCTTCTCGTGCATCTCGCGCACTTGGAACATCCACGCACCCGGCCCGATACCATCAAGACGTTCTGGTTTCGCATTCCCACCCACGGTGAGAGGATTCCACTTGACCACCAATCCCGGCTCTCCGGTAAACTTCTCAATCTCCGCGCCCTTCGGCACCAACCACAGAGGATTCGCCGTCCTCTGAATGATCATCTGCATCATGGACATCAACTGGTTCAGAGAGTTCTGCATGGGGATCACAGAGTCCAACGGACTGGTCCCATACACCCTACCCCCACGCTGCTCAAACGCCGCGTGACTGAAGGTGAAGACGGGCAGACCCTTTGCGTCCACATACGGGAGCGGTCCCGGAACTGCTTCGTCATCCTCCAGATGTAGGACTACGGGCGCACTATCACCCACAACCCTAAATACCAACCCCTGCGGATACATATCGCAAGGTCTAATCCAGTGCTCATACTCTGGGGCGCCCAACTCATCCGGCAACCCACCCCCGCCACTTGAACTCCCCAAGAACGGCGCCACTCCCATATCGGAGTGAAAGGGCAGCGACCTGAACAACTGCAAACTCTGCTCACTCGGAGCCTTGCTCCAATGAATCTTACTCGTCTGCTGCTTCAGCTTCGGATTGTTCTCGTAATACTCCTTCGTTCTCCACCGCAGGCGAATCACATATGGCACGTCCGAGAATCTCGCATACGTGTTCGGAAATGCGATCTCAAACGGACTCAATGCAATGCTCACACCCTTGCCATTTGGCACCGTCATCTCAATCGGCGCACCTGTCTCTTCACTGATCGCTGGCTGGAACTGCGTCCCACCACAATCAGGACACGCTTGCTTGTTGTCCGCGATCACGTCAGCCGTATACTGTTCCCCACACTGCATGCACTGCTCGAAAGGCACCACGGTAGACCCGTGCTTGACATCCCGCTCCAGATACGTGTGGAGGAATACGTTGCCTGTGACAATGAACCAGAAGTCCGCCTCATTGAGCACCGAATCCATCTCGTGCTCTTCGTGCAACAGTGGCGACAGATCATCACACACCGCAGCCACAGCCACATTCTTCGGATCCGCACTCACCGGCCTGACATTGACGCCAATATTTACCGCAGCAAACATCGCTCTCAATGCCTGCACGCCCGTGCTGATCTTATTCACCACCGGCTTGGGCACCCACTTCGCCAACTTCACATCGCGCCACTCGTTGAGCCTCTGCCCCGCATACACGATCCAATGTCTGTTGTTGACATAGTGGATATTCCTCATCCACAGTCTCTCCCACATCCAGCGATGGTCAAACGACTCCTTCTTGTGCTTCTTGTGGAGTTCAAGCAGCGCAGCATCGTCCATCCCATTGCCTTCGGGTCGGATATCGAGATCGTCCGCATCTTCTCCCGCAACTTCTAGCGGTAGTTTCGATCTCTCCAACGGCATTCCGCCAAACTGTTCAGCCATTTACTTATCTCTTTCCACCAAATCCCGGCATGGCCGAGTAGTCAACTTGCGGGTCTGTGTCCACACCGGCCATCGCACCGTCGCCCCCGAGTTCCTCGAAGGGGTTCCCATGCGGATTCAACGCTTCACTTGGATCAAACGTCGGGACGAATTCCGGCACGGCGATCTTCACGCCAATCGCGCTCTGAATCAACATGCCTCGCTCGCGCTCGACCTGATTCAAACGAAGTTTGAACCAATCGAGATCACTCCGGAGTCGGGCATTCTCGATCTCAAGTCTCTGCTGTTGTCCCACCGCTTGCATCAACTGCCCACGGCATTCCCCATAGTTCTCGAAGTAGGCATCCAACCGCGCTTGCACTGCTTTTCCAATCCACATACTCTCGCCCTCCTACAGGCTAGAACATCACGTTCCAATCCTCGACCGCACTGTTTGTTTCTTCCTCTGGTCGTCCGTAGAAATCCCCGAGGGGGTATCCGGTTTCCCCCGCTTTCAAATCCACCGACTCCTTCGACTTCTTCATCTCACGGAGTAGCGTCAGGTCGTGCCGTGTCTTCTCATCATACGCATCCCACCGTCTCTGCTCGCTATCACTCAGCACTACGGTGTTGTCCACCGGCAATTCAGGCCACGCCATCAGCAAATACCTGATCGCGTCAGGAAATTCGTCCTTCAGCTTGAAGACGCCTTCCTTGTCCTTTTTGCTCCCATCGTTCAGCGTATTCTCCGCATATCTATACGCTGACATCTGCTGAATCGTCCGTGGCACGGTATACGCGAACTTCAACTGCCGACTCAACAGCCAACTATGTGTCCGCTGAATCCCCACTTCCTGCTTGTTCTCAGCCTGCACGACCCCCGTGCCCAACAACGCCCATTCCAGCCTCAGGTTCAACGCATTCTTGTTGCCCGCGAACACCTTGTCTGGGAAATTGTGCAACCCAAACTTGGTGTAAATCTCCCCATGCGCCGCACTATGTGCCCGCATGCGCTCCAGAAACTCCGCAACAATGACAATCCCCTTCTCAGTGACCACTCCCATCACCGCACCAAACGGGTGATCCCCACCTTCGTCCAATCCGATGAGTATCTTCCGTCTCGGACTTATATTCGGCCACTCCGGGATATACGCTTTCACCGCGTCGTCGTTCTTGAGTTCGTTCTCCTTGACGATTTGACCATACACGAGCCCCTGAGCATTCGCTCTCTCTCCCAGATACTCCTGTGCATACATCTCGACGGTCATCGTGCGCTTGGCTCTCTCGATTTCCGCCCGCATGACCGGATTCGCTCTGAACAATGGATTCTGTTCTGTAGTCCATCTCGCGCACCAATACCCCGGCTCCTTCGCCACTAACGCCTGCTGCTCGACCTGATCGTAGGTCCAGTCATACCCCAATACTGTCGTAGAGGCTATCGCGATGCCTCCAGCTTTGATCAACATCGGCGTCCCAACATGCCACGCCCGTTCAGGACACTGAGCAGCTTCGTCAAACCACATCCCACCCACTCCGTGTGGGCCTCGCGCTCTATCGGGATCCTCCAACGATCTAAACGCGATCATTGCGCCATTGCGCAACGTGATCTCCATATGTTCTGGATCCCACTTCGCGATCCAACTCGGACTCAACAGCCCCACCAACGTGGGAAACGTCGAGTCATGCAACAACTTGTAACTCGCGCCCATTGCCCACCACACCGCATCAGGGATCATCAACTCTTCCCTGACCGCGTGCGCTGCAATCAATGTCTTTCCCGCACCTCGACCCGCGAACAGCCCAAACCGATTGAATGCTCTCGGCGCTGTAAGATTTCCCCATCTCCCATCATGGCTTGTCCCGCACTTCGCGCACGTAAACTTCCCCATCTCCGTCATCGCACCCATCGTGCGACACTTCAGACAGAATCGTTGTCTTCGCGCCCGAATAAACCTCTGCTGAAACTCATTGTAGAGCAGCGGTTCGTCAAGAAACTTCCCACATCCCGGAGGAAGTCTCACTGCGGTTGCCATATGTTATTTCCTCTTGGATATTGCGGAGTTGATCCCTGCGTAACTCGCCGGCTGCGCATCCGGTCCTGCCGTCCTACCCGGCCGTGCCTGACTCATATCTTGCGCAACCCATCTCGCGCCATTCCACTGCTCATAGCTGTTGCCATTCTTCCTCAACACACCGATCTGCGGCTTGGGAAGGCTCTTGTCTCCGGTTTTCGGAAACGGTGTATACACTGCATCTGCCATGACGACTAACCTTTCCTTTTCGTTGCTGATTCGATTCCCTTGTAAGAATCCTCGCCCGATGCTTTACGCTTTTCGCTCAGTGCAATTGCAATCGCCTGCTTGCGGTTCTTCACCACCGGCCCGCCCTTGCCACTGTGCAACTTACCCTTTTTGAATCTGTGCATCTCGCCCGCGACTGACTTGAATGGCATGTTCTATGCTCCGTCGTCTTCGACTGTAGGATTCGGCTCATCGCACTTAATCCTCATTGCCCGCAACATCCGCCTATCCATCTCATTTAAGAACCACGAGACTAACGGGGCCGCTGGAGGAATTTCCGTCTTCTTCTCTGGGGGTCGTGTTGGATCCCACATCTAATACCTCGCCATCTACGTAGGCAGGCACCCCACCCATTTGGTCTTCTCTGATCTCAGGCATCTGATCACCAGCACCTATCGGTGGCATCACGACTTGAATCGCGACGACTTGTAGTTGCTGCCCACCCTCGCCCTTACTTACTTCATGATTCTTGAACATGCCGCGACCCTTCGCCGCTTGCATCGTCATCTCATGCGTCTGCCAATTTGTCATCTCGCCATCAAGGGACGCTGAGATGTTCCTGACGATTTTCCTGTCGATGTTGATCGCCAACTCCGCTTCAACATCCACCTCTTCCCCATCTGCGTCCAACCAGCCGTTCTTCTTCGCGATCCACATCGTCTGCGAAACACTCGGCGCCGTCGTATTCAACCTCTTCGCGATATCCGCATCGGGTCTACCCGCCTCACGCATCACAACGATCTTCTGAAACGTCTTGAAGGTCTTCGACTCTCTCGTTCTAAACCAATACTGTTGTTCGGGGGGCAACTCCTTTGGTGCCCCTGTGCCGTTCGAATCGAAGTCCTTCGACTTCTTCTCCATCGTCATAGGGGTGGGGGTAGTGGGTAGCAGTATCGCCAAATCTGGAGGAGGGGCCAGATCCACTGCCATATGAGACTCCGGGGAACCCGGCTCTTGCGGCTGCGTTTTGTGCGACTTATGAGACTTGCTCGTGTTTGCCATCCTCACCACCCCCAATAAAGAATACCACCGTTGGCACGCCCTTTGCAACATCACTACGTAGGAGAACAAGATGTCCACCAAAGTAAACAGCGTCAGGACTTTTATTGGAGAAACTGCGGTTCAACGCAGTGTTGAAATTGTTGCGCGTATCCGCCGAGGGGAACTACGTCGTGACCCCAGACTTTCAAGGTTTTACTCTTGGGCCAAATACCTCACTGCCAAGAAATTGTCCCGGGTGTCACAGGCACCGCTCTCATAACCCCTTAAGTCCCAATAAGTTATAGGTGTCACAGGGTCGTCACAGGCATCAATATCTCTTAGTGACAGCATTTTCACCCAATGAATCCGGCCGCTGTCACAGGTGTCACAAGTAAGTAGGGATCTTTTTTATATATATATAAAAAGAAATTAATATAGTATAAGAAGTTAGACCCCACCTGTGACACCTGCGCAGCCTCAAATTTCGCCCGTAACTCCTTCCACCACCTACACTTAACCCGTCACAGGCTCCGCAATTTACCTGTGACACTGCCTGTGACACCCCACTTTGTCAAGTTCCCAAGCAGAAAAACATCGGCCACCCCACCGGCCATGAAACGATCTCTGCGTCGAATAACCCCTGTATTCTCCGCACGTTACCCCACCAACCTACCAGCCAAATGAAACGATCTGTCCGAACAATACGACACGCTTCGGACAACGCATGGGGGTCATTTTGGAGAAAAAAATTTTGCATGCACCGCAGCCGGGTGCCAACACCAATCGCGCGGGCCTGTCCCCCACCCCTGTTGGCATGCATGTCATTGCACGAAATTATACGGCTAGACCCTTGGCATGTATAACAATGTGCAGATATGACCGCTAGACTTAGGGGGAAATGGTTGGCATAGGGCTTGCTTAGGTGTGC